AGGATAAATTGATAGTTGGTAATCTTTGGGATCAAGAAGGATATAAAGTTGTTTCTACTAATCTTGAAGGTGTTCATGGTCGTGGTTTAGCAGATCAAGCGAAGCAACAAGGTAAGATTTCACGTTCCAATTTTAGTTTTGATACCTCTCCAAAAGGTAGTGATGTAATTACTCTTGCAGTAAAAGGCGCAGCCCCCGAGACTGCAAGAATTAAAGGTCGAGCATTTAGTGAACAAACAGTTGGTGGTAATGTTAAACTCATGGAGTCTGAAGTTAATAAGTTAATCAATTTTGCCAGAAAGAATCCTACTAAAAGAATTAATATACCTTTTATTGGATTAGGATTTGGTGAAGGTGATCCAAAAGTAATAAAACCAATCCTTGCTAGAGCAGCAAAAGAACCTAATATTTATTTAATCAGTAAAGATGAAGCTACAGTTGCTAAATATAAGTCCTCCTTTGCTCCTGGTATAAGAAGAGATAGCACCTCCCGAAAGGCTATAGCTCCTAAACCTAAAACTGATATAGAACTTAAACAATCTTCTATACTGACTAAAGAGTCTGGTAAACCTACATTTACTACAAAAGGTAAAAAAGTTAAAACAGCAGTTAAGAAAGGTGCATCTTTGTTAAAAGGACCAGGATCAACGACATTAAATGCTTTAGGCGCATTAGCTTTAGTATCTCCATTCGTAGGTGCATTTGGTGCTGTAGTTCAAGAACAAAAAAGGGAGGAAGAATCACAAGCTGCTTATCCACTTTATCCACCGAAGCAAAAATCACTATGGTCAAGATTTGCAGATATGGATACGAAAGATTTTAGCCAAGCATTAATGCACAGATATTTGCCTGAAGAAATATATGGAGAAGAAGGATACCCTTCATTGAAAAAAGTAAAAGATTGGAGGAAAAGAACAGGGGGATATGAAATATGAGTACAATAAGAAAAGAATCAAGTGCTGCTGCCAAGTTCTTTGCTGATTTAGGAAGGCATAAGAAAAGAAAGAAAAAGGAGAAGAAGACTTCTACTGCAACATCTACTGTTCAGAGTGTTGTCACAAGTACGCAACCAGTATCCAAAACACCAAAAGCTACTGATGTTTATCAACCCCATACTCTAAATAAAAGTGGTAAACCAACTAGAGATTTAACATATAAATACGACAGAAGTATATTTGGAGATTATCGTGATGATAATTATGTAGATTTAAGAAAGACTCTGAAATTACGACAAACTCCTGATCCAAATACAACAACTTCTACAACAGTATTAGGATCAACAACAATTACTAAAGTTACAACATCAGGAGAAAAAAGATTTCCACTCTCTGTTACTACAGGTGAAGAAATTAAAGGAAGAAGTGAAATTGACCATAGGTGGCCTATTTCTGCAATAGCAAGAGGAATAACGCCTGTAAGTCAATTTGCTCCTGAATTTGTTAAGAATAAATGGAAAGTACGAGAAGGTGGCACAAGACAATTATCAGCGAAACAATTAAGTGATATACATGCTGATCCAAAAAATACTCAATTACTGTCTGAAGCCGAAAACCAGGCTAAAGGATCAAAGGTACTTTCAGAGTATACTAAGGAAGGTGGATGGGGAACCGAAACTGAACCCCAAACTAAAGATCCTGTATATCAAGCAGAATCATATCATGATGCATTAGTTGATGCAGCGAAAAAGTTTGGTAAAAAAGGTCTTATGTCTAGGGAAGATGCACAGGCATACACAGAAATAACTGGTAAACAACCTGATCCTATTTTAGATAGTTCTAATCCTAATTATAGTCCTCCATCAACCAAACAAAATATTACAGGTTTTGATAAACCTGGAGAAGCAAGAAAAGCAAGAGCAGCTGCAAAAAAGGCAGAAAGGAATAAAGCATGGGCAGAGTATGGTGGGGAAAAACCTACAGAAGAACCCAGACAAGGATATATATTAAGTGGCAAATCTGCAAAAGAAATTAAGAGTGAGAAAGCATTAGCAAAAGAACATGGGAAACAATTGTTTCGTCTCGGTAGTATGATCCAACCTTACAAACCCAAATCTCAGGTTTTAAATCGTCTTGCTCCTAAAGCAAAAGATCAAGGTTCTCCTAATCTCAAATCCGATCCACAATTTAGTTACATACAATCGGAATCAGATAGAGGTCTAACTGTCAAACAACAAAAGGAATATGACAAATCACCAGAAGGAAGAGGTTATGAAAAAGTAGATGGAAAATGGCAAAAAATACAAAAAAAGTCAAAAATTACTTCTGGTATTCAAGGAGTTAAACTTGTAAAGAATACAAAAGGTTATTGGGTAACTCCTAGAGTTTTAGATGCTGAGAAAAAGAGAAAAGCACAGGCAGCAAAGGATTTAATTATAAATGAGAGTTGGATGTGAGTAGTGCTGAACGAGCCATAGTAATTGCAGAAGCAATTATTGAAGCAGAAGAAACTAATAAACTGCTTGTATATGAACCTTATGAATACCAAAAAAGGTTTCATAATGCAAAAGATAATAAAGGTAAATTAGCTAGGCAACGTTTATTAATGGCAGCTAATAAAACTGGCAAAACATTTTGTGGAGCAGTTGAATTAGCAATACATCTTACTGGTCTATATCCTGATTGGTGGACAGGAGCTAAATTTAAAAGACCAGTTACAGTTTGGGCTGCTGGCAATACTACAGGTAATACAAGAGATATAGTACAAGCAGAGTTACTTGGAGAACCTGGTGATCCAGAGGAATACGGCAAGGGTACAATTCCTAAAGACCTTATTGTTGGTCAACCACTAAGACTACCAGGGATTCCTAATGCCGTACAAAGTGTTGTTATTAAACATGTTTCTGGTAAAAACTCAAAGTTAATGTTCAAATCTTATGAGCAGGGGAAACAACAATGGATGGGTAAGGCAGTAGATGTTGTGTGGCTGGATGAGGAACCCCCACAAGATATATACTCTCAGGCACTTCGTGCATCTCTTAAAGCAGGAGGATTAGTATATATGACATTTACTCCAGAAACAGGTATGACTCCAGTTATTACCCAGTTTATGACAAAGTTAGGAAACTCACAGGCATTGTTCTCAGCAACATGGGATGACGCACCTCATTTGGATGAAGGTATCAAAGAAGAAATACTAAGAGCATTACCACCACATGAACGTGAAATGCGTTCAAAGGGTATTCCTGTATTTGGTTCAGGTATGGTATTTCCTAATGTAGATGAAAATATCCAATGTGAACCATTTGCTATACCAGACTATTGGCCTCGAGTGTGCGGTATTGATTTTGGTTGGGATCACCCCACAGCAGCCGTATGGCTTGCATGGGATCGTGATAGTGATATAGTATATGTTTATGATTGCTATAGACAGTCAGCTGCTACTCCAGTAATTCATGCTGCTGCAATTAAAGAAAGAGGAGCTTGGATTCCTGTTGTATGGCCTCATGATGGTTCACAACATGATAAAGGATCAGGTCAGTCTCTTGCTGATATATATAGAAAGCAAGGAGTTAAAATGATGGGTACACATTTTACAAATCCAGGAGGTGATATTGCTATAGAACCTGGTATTATGGAAATGTTGCAAAGAATGGAAACTGATAGGTTTAAAGTGTTTAATTATCTTAGGGACTGGTATGAAGAAATAAGAATGTATCACCGCAAGGATGGTAAAATTGTAGCAAATATGGATGACTTAATGAGTGCTTCCAGATATGCATGTCAGTCATTACATTATGCTCAATTAGATAAAGGGGATAAAAAGAGAATAAGAAAAGCTATTGGTTCTGGACCTGGAGAATGGAATTATTTTCCAATTGAAAAACGTGTATATGCATAGGAGATATTATGAAATTTAGTTTTGGAGGTTCACTAGGAGACTGGTGGAATAAAGGAGAATCGGCTTTTAAAGGAGGTGGAGAAGCTAAGAATTTCTGGACTGGATTGACGAGTGGCTGGAAAGGTTTTAAAGATAATGAAGCATTAAATAAGTTAGGTAATAAAGCCAGCACAGAATTTTCTGGAGCAACAGGCGGTGCTTTCTATCCTGAAAGTGGCAAAATAGGGATGGTGGAACACAATAAGAACTGGTATATGAATATATCAAGACAAGTTGCACCAATATGGGAGGGAGGCTTAACTAAACCAGGAGGTTCTACACAAGACTTGTTAGATTGGGGTGAAGATGTAGCATTTAAAAGCTCCCATGCTCTATTTGGTACAGATGTAGGATGGGCAGATGATGCTTCAGCTGCAACAGGATCAGGAGCAGTTGCAAATAGTGATGCAGAAGATCCAAGTTTAATTAATGGTGGTAATTGGCAAAGACCAGGTGAAATTGAGTCTGCATTACGCAGGGAAGAAGGTATGCGTAAAGGGACTTTATACCATGATCTAGCAAAGACAGAAGAAGGTCGACAACGAGTTAAATCATTAGCATAAGGAAAGATATATGAAAGTATATACAGAAATCATCTATACATGGAATGACGACAAAGGAGAATTAGTTGAAGAATCATCTAAGTCATTTGAATATGAAGGTGAAGTAATATTATGTCATAAAAAAATGTTTCCTCATCCTCATGGTGGAATTGGAGGGCAGTTGTATGATGCTGGAACAGATATAGCTGAAGGAGTATTGGATTTAGGTGGTGATATTATTGATGCTGCTGGTGATCTTGCTGGAGATTTTGGAGAAATTCCAGGAGCAATGGCTGATTGGACAGGATGGTCAGACTATACTAAAGATATGGCTACAGGTGCTGGTTATCTAGACCCTGCTAATGTACCAGATTGGTTAAAAGATATGTGGGAACAGGGTTCAGAAGCCTTTTATGAAGGACTAGACAAAACTGAAGAAAATCTTGCAGATATAGCTGGAGATATTGAAACAGGTATTGCTGAAAATACTGATTCTCTTAATGATCTGGAATCTGGCATTAACACAACTGTTGCAGATGCAGTAGACATTGGTGAAACTGGAATAGAAAATCTTGCAATAGTTGGTGATGCTCTTCAGGATACAGCAACTCTTGCTGGTGAAGGTGTAAGTTTTGTAACAGGGGCAACGATAGATATTAATAATCCAAATGCTTTAGTCGTTAGCCCTCAAAATTGGTATGAAGAGTGGGGTATAGTTAGTGATTGGGATCTAACAGGTGGTAATGATGATCCACTTGGGTTAATGGATACAAATATGGATATATTGTCAGCAGTACTTTGGGATACATATGGAGGTCTTGGTGGAGGTGGAGGCGGTGGTGGTTCTGCTGCAACTGGTAGCGGCTCAAATCTTGGACCAGGATTCTCAAGTTTTGAAGGATTACAAGGCGATCCTTTTGGTAGAGAAGGTAAAGAAAGACGAGAGATACATCAACTAAGAAAATTTCCACAACAAGTTGCTTCAGCTCCATCATTGGTCAACCAAAGACGAAACTTGAGTTAACTTATGGCACAATATAGCAATAGAGATCCTTTAGGTTCAAGGATTGATAAGCATTACGAATATTTAAAAGGTAAACGTACTACTTGGGAACGTCATTGGCAGGAACTTGCTGAGTATGTATTACCACATCGTTCAGATTTTACATCAAAACGTTCACTAGGTGAAGAACGCTTAGAGATGGCATTTGAAGGTACTGCAATGAGAGCATTAAAAAGATTTGCTTCTCAAATACATAATGTTTTTACTCCTATGGGTGCTGAATGGTTTAAATTAACCACAGGAGTTACACAGGTAGATCAACAAAGAGATGTTCAACTATGGTTAGAAAATGCGTCAAAAGTCATCAAACATCATATCTCAAGACCATCCTCAAACTTTCACTCTGCAATCTTTCAGTATTACCTTGAAGCAGGAGCTTTTGGGACTGGCATCGTCTTTGTTGAAGATATTCCTGGTGTTGGTCCTCGTTATAGGAACTTTCCTTTATCTGATTGCGTATTGGCTGCTGGTGGAGAAATGGAAGTTGATACAATTTATAGAAGCTACAAACAAACTGCCAAAGATTTAGTATCAAGATACCCAGCTGAATCCTTACCAGAAGATATAGTCAAAAAAGGGTTTGGCGAAAAAATGCTTGAAGATGAAGATGTAGTACATTTAGTATGTCCATCTTGGACATTAATGGAATTTTTAGGAGAAAAATGGGACAAACCATTTGCTGCGATAACATATCTTAAAGATAAAAAGCATGTAATACAAATAGGTGGTTACACAGAAATGCCCTATATATGTGCAAGATGGGAAAGATCGGATAGAGAAATTTATGGTAGAGGTCCAGCTTGGGAAGTATTACCTGATATGCGTTTAATGAATGAAGTAGAAAAAGTCTACTTAAAGGGAGTACAAAAAGCTATTGCACCTCCTATGTTTGTTCCTGATTCTGGACTTCTTGATCCTCTTGACACAACGCCTGATGCAATAAATTATTACAATGTAGGTATAGGCGGTAAGGACATGATTTTCCCTGCACCTAATGCTGGTAAAGTAGAATATGCACAGCAACTAAGTGCAAAACTAATAAATTCTATAAAAGAAGGATTCTTCTTGGAT